TAGACCCTTCATGGTCTGACCAGAGATTAGCCCGCCTCTGGCGCCGGCTTGATGAGCGTACGCTTTCAAACCTTCGCCCAGCCTAAACCCATAGCCTGGGTCAGCCTGGTAGTCGGCCATGCTGAACGGTTTGGAATAGCTACCATAACCCGCTGCGTTAGGATCGCCGCCAATGCCAAGACGTTCCAGTAGCTTATTTTGTGCAACAAGCCCGGCTTGATTGTAAGGGTCCAACAAACGTTGTTGTTCGTCAAACTGTTGCTTTTGAAGCGCAGCGGCGTTGTTGGCCGCATCGGCTTGAGTGCGTGCAGCGTCTCGGGCGCCGCCGGCTGAGATCATGCCGCCCAATAGGGCGCTGCCGCCCATGATGGCCATACCTGCGCCCGCAGTGATGCCGAAAGTCATGCTGTCACCTTTTCCGTTATGTCGCCCAGAAGGCCCATCTCATCGTACGTTGGCGAGATGAGTTCTGATTCTATCGCGTCTAGCTCTGAGTGCTTGGTCATATGCACCGTCACCCAGATCGTATCCTCTTCCGCGTACACCGCTCGCTTCAGCCCTTCTTCAGAGACAAAGGTGCAGGGCGCTTCGAAGTACTTCTTGCCAAACTCAGTGCTGACCGACACCTTGCCCTGCATGATAAAGTTCAAGTGCTGGTGCCGGTGAATCTTCCCGATGATCAGCGTTCCTTGCGGGATGAACATCTGTCTGGCGTAGGTGCGGCACCCGTACTCTTCGTGCATGGGCGAGAACGTGTGCGTCAGGGTGCAATCAGGCAACCGATCCGGCATATCGCCGTCAGCGATCATCTTCTGCATCCCTTCCTGTACGGTCAGGATGTTCTGTCGAAACTTAACTTTCGACGGAGTGTTCTTCGCAAGGGCAAAGAACTCTGGACCGTAGGTCACCTTCATGTCAGCATTTCCACTTCTTCAACGCCAGCGCCTTGCGGGTAGGCTCGCCCTTGGCGTCCTTCATCGGGCCCTGCACGCCGCCCATCCGGGCGCAGAACGAGTCCTTGCGCGGGCCGCCCTCGGGCTGCGGTGGCTTGAGCCCAGGCTTGCCGGGGTTGGCCTTGTTGTACGAGGCGCGGCCCTTGGCGTTCAAGCCGCCCTCGGGGTTCTTGCCTTCGGCTCTTTGCCAAGCAGGAGTCTTCATATTTACACCGAGGTAATGGTCTGCCAGGCAGAACCAGAATAGACGCACAGCTTGGCGAGCGTTGAGTCAAAGACCACCAGACCAGCAACCGGCGTGCCGATGGCATTCTTCTGTGTGGTGGTCATCACCGGAAACTTGAATCCCAGTGTCGTTGAGGTGACGTCCACAATGGCGCAAGACACTGGGGTAGTTGTACCAATGCCCATTAAACCGGCGCTAGAGATGACGGCCCGTGTAGTGTTAACCGTACTGCCGGTAGCAAACGCAAGTGCGGTGGGAACAGTGCCTGCGGAAACCGCAGCGTCAACGTACCCATAAACATTAGCTCTGGTTTGGTTTGATGTGCCGTCTGAACCTAGGAAAGATACGCTTCCAAGAGTGTCGCCGCTTTGCACCGCATCTGCAGACGTAGCGGTTGTCCCGCGAGTCTTAACCATGTAAATATTGGCGCCAGAAACAGTATTTGAATACGCTCTGATTACAGTGCTGGGCGCAAGGGTAGTAGCATCCCCATAAATTTGAACACCAAATGCGCCTGCGGATGAGGTTGGGCCACCAACAAACACTCTGGCAGCAAATGATGCGTCCCCAGTAACACCCAATGTTGAACTGGCTGTAATTGCTGCTGCGCCCAAAGTGCCCGTAATGGTTGGAGAAGCAGAAAACACAAGGTTTGTGTTGGTCGTTCCGGTAGCGCCGGAGGCCGTGTAGCCGGTGATATTGTTAAACGATGCAATGCTCGCCGTGATAGCGTTTGTGCCGCCGTTGGCAACGGGCAAGGCTGTTCCGGAATAAGCGATTGCAAGCGTTCCGGCGGCAGTGATCGGTGATCCGGTGACGCTCAGAAATGCCGGTACGGTAGCCGCTACGCTGGTAACGGTGCCAACTCCGGTAACCGTTGCCCAAGTTGGGGCGCTTGCGCCATTGGACTTTAGAACTTGACCTGACGCGCCAACAGCAGAGAATGCATAGGCTGTGCCGGTGCCATAAGGCACGGCGCCAGCTGTTGGCGCGGCGGTGGCGTTCGTGCCGCCATTGGCAACTGCCAACGTTCCAGCCAGCGTAACGGCGCCGGCAGTTGCGGTCGCCGGAGTCAGGCCGGTTGTGCCACCAGAAAAGGTGGTTTGAGCAGCGGCGACCGTTGTTTGTGAAGTGATGCCGCCCTGCACCACTGCAACAAGCTCGGTGCCCGTGAGAGCACCAGCTGCTGGGAGGTTTGAGATTTTAACGCCGGCCATTATTGTAGAACTCCAGAGGCTTTGAGGTCATTAATCAAAGTGCCAAGCACAGTGGCAACCGCACCCACTGCATCGGCGGTGTTTAGTGCTCGGTCTGGCAATCCTGCACCAGTCACAGTGTAAGCGTTGGCAGTCTGCAAACCGCCAAACGGATACCAAGTGCCTGGCGTACCGCTGACCAAGCAATGCCAGCCAACCGGCGTGCCGGCGGCTGGGTACTCGACCCAGAGCTTGTCGCCTTGAATCCAAGTGCCAATCACAGGAGCGGCAGAACCAAAGAAGTCTCGTTGCGACATGCCTCGGCCTGGAATGGCTGTGGTAACGCCGGCATACGCATTGGCGCCGGTAGCGGACGCGCTGTCGTTGTTAAACATCGACCGCAGCGCATAAACGTTGGGGGTGTCATTCCAAAGAGAGATGCCCGCGCTTGATGCTCTCTGGATAATGTTGCGATCCACCACATACTGACGTTTGTCGCCCGATGCCAACTGGATGCCGTACAGCATCTTGGTTGATGTGGGCTCGCCGATGATCGTGTTGTACGAGCAGTCAACGCCGCCGTTGCCGTCAAGCAGCATCCCGGAGTTGCCGCCCGCAGTGGCCACGCCAGCCAGTCCTGCATTGATAAGCGCGTTGTTCCTGACCCGGCAAGGCTTGAGCGGCGCAAGCACCGCAACGCCGTTGTACTGGACGTTGGAGACGTTGTTGTTCAAGAAATCTACGTTGGCAACGTACAACCCGTACAGGCCGTTACGCCCGCAGGTATCGATCACGTTGTCGGCAATTACCGCATTCTTGACGTAGCGCAGGCTTATGCCGTCCTGCTGGATGTTGCGAACGGAATTGCCGGTGATGGTGATGTTATTGCCGTATAGCGCTTTGGTGACCGTGCCACCGCTGCCGTAAGCGGTCCAGCCCACGGTGCTGAGTTGAACGTCTTGGTAGGTGGTGACCGTGAAAGTCGTCGTTGCTGGCGTGGTGGCAACAACGAACGTATCGTTGACCGTGTTGGCGACCGCGTAGTTGACCACCGCCGTGCCGCCGCTGACCCATGCGCCTGAAGCGGTGGTGTCCACCGGGACGCCGGCCAGCGAGATGGAGAAGGTGTTTAGCGCAGGCGTGGTGTTGATGACGAAGGTGCCGTTGACGCCCGTTGTTCCGACAACGCCGGAAATCACAACCGTGTTGCCGACCTGGAAGCCATGCGATGCGGTGGTGGTGAAGACGCCAGGGTTGGCGTTTGTGATGCCCGAGATGGTCCTGCTATCAACCGAGATCAGGCCCGTCACGCCGCTGATGCTGACAACATCGCCAGCCACAAGGCCGTGCGCCGCTACGGTGGTGAAGACTGCGGGGCTTGCATTGGTGACGCCGGAAAGCGTCCCTGCGGTTGCCGGTGCCGAGTTGTACACCAAGATGCCATCGCCGCTGATGAATGGCGCTGCCGTGCCGGTGTTCTGGATGACGTTGCCAATGATCGTCATGTCGCTGGGCAACTGCGTCAGCACAGGATCGTTGTACCACTGCACCTTCATGCCAATACCGCAGGTGTTGTGGATCAGGTTGTTGCTGATGGTCAGGCGCTGGATTCCGGTGTCGCAGTAGATGCCGTGCTCAACCACCGTGTTCTTGATGATATTGCCGTCAATCACAACGTCCGTTGACTGCTGGCCAACGATGATGCCCTCGCCAGTCTCTTGGATGGTGTTGCCACGGATGGTGACGCCGTTGCCAAGGATCGTGACGCCGGTGCAGTTGCGGTTGCCAGCAGAAGGGACGCCCAGCACCGCAGCGCCAGGCCCAGTTATGAAGTTGTCAATGAACTCAATGTTCGTGCCCGAAAGCGCCACCATCAGCGGGGAATAGCAGAACCCGGTGAACGTGTTATTGCGAACAGATAGGTTGACGGCTGACGCGCCACGAACGCAAATGGCGAGTGAGGACGCTGTGTTGGTGAACGGCGACTCTGCTTTGCCAACGAAGTTGCCGCCTGAAATGGTTACGCCTGTGGTGCTGCGTACGTCAAACATCGGCGTCTGCGTTGCAGTCTGAGTGACCGTGGCGCCGTTGAAGATTAGCGTGCTGCCGGTCTGGACTGTCAGCGTGCCGCTGATCTTGTAGGTGTCACCGGCATCGCCGAAGCTGACGCACTTGGATGCAGCAAGCGCCGCATTGATGGCGGCTGTGGCGTCTACACCGCCGGTCGGATCAGCGCCGAAGTCTTGCACGCTGACGCTCTCGCGCAGTTTGGCTTGGACGGTAGTTGCCACCGCGCCGCTGCCGGCGGTTATGTACCCGACCAACGATGAGCCGGTGCTGGCCGAAAGATCGGCAGCGCCGACCAAGCCCTCGATGTTGTCCGCAGTCCAGATTTCTACGTCGGTAGAGTCGGTCAGTTTGAACTTGTAGGCTGCGGTAGTTGACAACCAGACCGCTGCTTCACCCCGACTATTGAGGATAATTGGGTTGGTGTTGGATTGAGCGCCCGACGCGGCGGTGTAGGTTGCCAGCAACGTGGTAGTGCCTGCTGCATAGGTGTACAGTTTTCCACCAACCAGCGGAACACCGCCAGCGGTAAAAAACTGCATGAACGGGCTAGGTGTGAGGTTCATGCTATACCTGCTGTACGGTAAGAATCATAGACGGGGCTTGCGGATGTATTGGGGCCACTGTGGATGCCGGGTAAGTCAAAATCTGAGTTGTACCGTTGTCGGTAGTCCAATACAACTCAAAATAATCATTGGCGGCGGCTTGCAGAATGTAATTCCAGCCGATGATTGTGTGGCCGCTGATTGCGCCATGTTTTGATGGAGTTCCAACAATACCAGCAGAATTAGGTATATTAACTCCATTCTGCCGAAGCCAAATAGTTACGTCATCAATGGCTGCGGAAGGGTTTGATATTTCTGCACTAAATTGCAAATTGTAAATGCCTGCGCGGGCTACAACAATTCTAGATGTTGGCGTCCCAATAGATACGTTGCTTGATATATCTGTTGTGTTAAACGTAATTGCTGCAATCGTTGCGGCAGCGGCAGATTGGGTCGTGGTGTCGTAAAACGAACCGTAGGCCTTGTCTGATGCGATGGTAACCGAAGCAGGGCCGTTGGTGATTGCAATTCCGCTGCCCGCCGTCAGCGTTGCTTTGCCCAGCGTGTTGCCGGTGGTGTTGCCGATCAGCAGTTGCCCATCGGTGTAACTGCTCTGCCCGGTGCCACCGCTTGCGACGTTGAGCAAGCCAGAAAGCGTGACGTTGCCGGTGGTTGGCGCAGCCGGGGTCAGGCCAGTGACGCCGCCAGACCAAGACAGTACGCCGGTGTTGGCAAGCGTAATGCTGCCAATGGCGTTGGTCACCCCAATGCCGGCGCCTGGCGTCAGTGTGTTGAGTGTGTAGCCTGTGCCGTTGCCAATGAGCAACTGACCATTGACCGGGATGGCAGACACACCCGTGCCGCCGTTGACCGGTTGAATGACGTTTTGGTTTTGCCCGACAACGGTGTACAACCCGTTGAAGAACCGAAACCACTCCATCGATATTAGCCCGGTGCGATCATCGATGAGAGGCACGCGAGGCGCCGGGATTTGGGTAATGTCAAGCATTGGTCGGGGTGATGAACAACTCAGCGCCCATGATGGCGATCTTGACCGGGTCAGTGCCTGACACCTCGTAGACCCGGTCCCGGAGCTTTTCGGTCATGCCAAGGCGGCGCCAAATGGTGCGGTATCCGTACTGGCCGATAGCGCCCATTGAGCGCCAGTGCTCGTTCGACCAAGTGTGCCCGCCATCGTCCGACCAGCGCAGCATGGCTTGCGGGTTGGCGCCTTGGACCGTAGCAATTGAGACCAAAAGGCTTTCGCTTGTTTCAGTCAGCAACTCAAGGCTACTTTCAGTCAGCAACGCTTCCAACGGTGTTGATGGGTCAACACCGTTCAGCCCCACGCCAGTCTCGGCGTCAAGTTGCAGCGAGTGGTGCGCCGTGCGCTTCAGGTTGTTCTGGCCGGTCGGCAACGCCCGCCATGACCGCAGCCATTTTTGTACTTGACCGTTGTCAGCGTAGACATCGAGATCGAACGAGTAGATGTTGCCGTTGGCAAAATCCCCGACGATGATCGTGCCACCAAAGTTGCACTGGCAGTTCGACCTGTGCCGGTACTGGTTCTCATCGCCGCTGGCACGTTCGTGCCAGGCTTGCACCGACACATCGTAGACCCAGGTCTTGCTGGCTGAGGGGAAGTTCAGAACGTAGAAGGCGTGGCCTTCTTGCTGGTAGGTGTAGGCTACCGCGTCAGAGATGTTGCCGTACTGGGCAATGGCGTACTCGATGGCGTGGGTCGATACCCTGACGCCGCTGTAGCCGTTGTTCTTGTAGACGATGCCCTGCCCGCGAGCATCTGTTCCCAACCAGAACAGCGCGTTGTCGAGCTTGGCAATTGAGTAGGGGGCTACGCAACCGATTTCGTTGAACGCGCCTTGGACAGGCGTCAGCGGGAAATTTGCTAGGCCGGCGTTGTACCAGACTTCAACCGAGTCAGTACCAAACACCCACATCTGCCGGTGGTCTACGTTGATCGCCACCACACCGTCAGGAGAACCATCGGCGCTGGATACATCTAACGCATTGAAGACCAGTGGGTAGATGTACGTCGCCGTTACTGGATCAACCGTATCGACACTGTAGATCCGCTGGCTGTTTGGCTCGTTGAAGACAAACAGATTGTCGATGTACGCGACAGTGACAGCGCCGGGGAAGTTGGGGTCCGTAATCTGGTTGAATTCACCAGTTGGCTCAAAGTAGGTGTAGCTTGGGCCGTTACAGGCAAAGAAGATCACCGCGCCGTTGTCCGCAATCGACACCGGCCCTGTGCCTGAGACTGTGCCAATCAGTTCTGGCGTGCCATTCGTAGCGGCGAGCCTGAAGACCTGAGACCCCGAGACGACGTAGAAGTCCGACCCGTTGGTCTGGTGCGCCCACAAGGCCCGGATAGGCCCAGTGCCGACCGTCTGAAGAAACTGCAATCCTGGGGCGCGGTTCAAGAACCCAGCTTCCTTGCCGCCATCGGGGATGGCTTCTGGAAACAAGTTGACGAGCCTATTATCCGCAGCATTGATGCTGCGGGCAACGTATGACTGGCCCAGAATGGGGGTCTTAATTTCCGGCTCCAGGCAAGTTAAACATCTTTAGTAATTGCCAGCGAATATATTAAACCGTTGCCGAGTGCCCACGATGCTGTACGGCAGCGACATGATGTCATCCGGGTTGTTGATGCGCTTCAGGTTGCGCTTGGATGCCATGGCAATCCGCGAGACCTGCGGCGATGGCTCGACACCAAACTCAGCAGCGATCTCACACGCCAAGTTGTACCGGAACGCCCGCAGGTAACCTGGTGGGAAGGACAGCACAGTCGCCAGAGTGGCTGGCTGATCCAACTCAGTCACCGAAATGAAGTGCCACTCCAGCACCTTGGTCGGCACTGGGTAGATGTACATGTCGATGTTGGGGTAGTCCATG